GACTATCGACCCGTCAGTGTCGGAATTGAAAAAGGAATCGCCAAACAAGCAGTAATGTCACCGCTTTCCGACTTAATGAAGCGGTATGGCACGTTTTTTAGAGTTGAGGAATTAACGCACGGAAACAAGAAAAAGACTGATCGGGTGATGTGGGCCTTACAGGGCCGGTTTGAAAACGGATATATCACCCTAAATCAAGGCGAATGGAATGTTAAGTTCCTTGACCAGTTGTTTCAGTTTCCAGATGCTTTGACGCATGATGACCTGATTGATGCGTTGGCGTACATAGATCAGTTGGCTGAAGTAGCCTATGACTATGAATATGAAATCGAAGACCACGAAATCTTGGATGTGGTAGCGGGATACTAGAATGGCAGATGACTACAGCCCAGACCCGTTAATGGCCGAACAGTCTATTGAGGCTTGGGTTATTAACAAATGTGATGATTGGCGCGATTATTACGAGTCCAATTATGAAGACCGGTTTGATGAGTACTACAGACTTTGGCGTGGTCAGTGGAGTCCAGAAGATTCCCAAAGACAGTCAGAACGCTCAAGGATTATTTCCCCAGCTTTACAACAGGCTGTAGAGTCGAATGTCGCAGAACTGGAAGAAGCTACATTTGGTCGTGGCAAATTTTTTGATATTGCTGATGATGTAGTTGATGCACAAAAGCAGGACGCTTTATTTTTACGAAACAAACTGTCTGAAGACTTTGAAACCTGCAAGATCCGTAAAGCTGTAGCGGAATGCCTGATTAACTCAGCAGTATTTGGTACAGGTGTAGGTGAGATAGTTCTAGAAGAAGTAAAGGAAATGGCTCCCGCCACTGAACCTATTATGGGTGGCGATCTCCAGGCGGTAGGTGTCAACATTACCGACCGTGTAGTCGTAAAGCTCAAGCCGGTATTACCTCAAAACTTCCTAATAGACCCCGTAGCGACTTCAGTTGAGGATGCCTACGGCGTTGCGGTCGATGAATTTGTTAGCCGTCATAGCGTTGAGATACTTCAGGAACAAGGTGTATATCGCGAGGCAATGATTGAATCTGCTTCACCGGATACCGATTTGGAACCCGATCAAGATCTGACTATCTACAACGATGACAAGGTTCGTCTAACTAAATACTACGGCCTTGTACCCAAAGAGCTTCTGGAAAAGGAAGACGTAGAGGTAGAAGAAGACTCGATGTATGTCGAGGCAATTATTGTGATTGCTAATGGTGGCGTACTACTCAAGGCTGAAGTCAACCCCTATATGATGAACGACCGCCCTGTCGTAGCATTTCCGTGGGATGTAGTCCCCGGTCGATTCTGGGGTCGTGGTGTCTGTGAAAAAGGCTATAACAGCCAAAAAGCATTGGATACAGAGCTTAGAGCAAGAATTGACGCCTTGAGTTTGACTATCCACCCAATGCTCGCTGTTGATGCTACAAGACTTCCTAGGGGGGCTAAACCGGAAGTTCGACCCGGCAAGATGATCTTAACTAACGGAGATCCGCGTGAGGTATTACAGCCGTTCAACTTTGGGCAAGTCAACCAGATTACGTTTGGTCAAGCCGCTGCGTTACAACAAATGGTACAACAGGCTACAGGGGCGGTTGATTCTGCTGGAATTGCAGGCCAGGTTAATGGTGAAGCAACGGCCGCTGGCATCAGTATGTCTCTCGGCGCTATTATCAAGCGTCATAAGCGTACTCTTATTAACTTTCAGCAGTCCTTCCTCCTGCCCTTTGTAACCAAGGCTGCACACCGTTATATGCAGTTTGACCCTGAGAATTACCCCGTAGCGGATTATAAGTTTGTTGCTACCAGTACCTTGGGGATTATCGCCAGAGAATATGAGGTGTCACAGTTAGTCCAGTTGCTTCAGACAATGCAGCAGGACAGCCCTGCCTACTCAATACTGATGCAAAGCATTATTGAAAACATGAACTTGAATAACCGTGAGCAGTTGATTGCGGCTATGCAACAGGCGGCACAGCCCAATCCGCAGGCTCAACAGATGGCAATGCAGGCACAGCAAGTACAGCTTGCTCTACAGCAAAGTCAGACTGCAGCACTGAGTGGTCAGGCGGCAGAATCTCAGGCTCGCGCGCAGAAGTTGGCAGTTGAGGCCCAGCTAGCCCCACAAGAGCTTCAGATAGATGTTGTTAATGCTGTAACCAGAAACATGAAAGAAGGTAACGAAGATGACAAAGAGTTTGAAAGAAGACTCAAGGTTGCAGATAGACTTCTCAAAGAAAGCGAGCTAAAGGGTAAACAGCAAAATGCTAATGACGCAAACGGAAATCAACAACCTATTCGGTCAGGTCAACGAAGCCTTCAAGAAGCAGACGGAGCAGTTGAAAGACTTGAGGCGGCAATTAGACCAGCTTGAGGAAAGGCTTGATGGCTACGAAAAAAGATCCAAAGTTGGTACGCGCGGGCGTAAGCGGGTACAACAAGCCGAAACGAACCCCGAACCATCCGACCAAGAAGTTCGTAGTAGTGGCGAAGCAGGGGGACAAGACCAAGACCATTAGGTTTGGCGATGCCAAAATGACGATCAAGAAGAGTCAGCCTGCTCGAAAGAAATCTTTTCGTGCCAGACACAAGTGTGATACAAAACCACCTAGTAAACTGACAGCAAGATACTGGTCTTGTAGGAATTGGTGATATGGCCGCAGGAATGAAGCATTACAAACGTGATGGAACCCTTCATACAGGGGGAACTCACAAAATGCCAGATGGTACGCTGCATTCTGGTAAATCTCATGGTAAGACCTCTGTGAAGTTATTTCATTACAAAGACTTGTCTAAAAAAGCTAAGGAGAAAGCTGATGCCCAGCGGAAAAGGAACGTACGGAAAAAAAGTAGGTAGACCCCCAGCTAAAAAGAAAAAGAAGAAAGCCAAAAAGAAAATAATGGTCAAGGGTTACTAATGCCTAAATCCAAGTATTCAGCCAAGCAAAAGAAGCTGGCTAGGGTTGCCCCTCCCAGGGACAAGATTACTGGCGCTGATTTAAAGAGGCTTAGAAAACGTGGCAAGAAAAAAAGCTAAACCCAAGGCCAAAAAGAAAGGCTCTATACCCGATAACGTAAAGAACAAGGCTCTTTACTCCAGGGTTAAGGCTGCGGCCAAACGTAAGTTTGACGTATACCCCAGTGCGTACGCCAATGCGTGGTTAGTGCGGGAATACAAGAAGCGCGGCGGGACTTATGGCTAAACCAAAGGGCGGTCTAACTAAATGGTTTAAAGAAGATTGGGTAGATATTAAGACCGGCAAGAAGTGTGGCCGTAAGAAAGCCAAAGGATCTAAGCGTCCTTACCCGGCCTGTAGACCCAAGGTTGTGGCCGCTAAAATGACCAAGGCAGAAAAAGAAGCTGCAAAGCGCAAGAAGAAAGGGCCAAAAGCCATTAAGTATGCGGTTACTGCATCTGGCAGAAGAAGGAAAAAGAAAGCCTGATGAATCGTGAAGATGAAAAGTATTACAACAATTACTTTGATTTATTTAGAAGCGATGGTTGGAAGCAGTTAACCGAAGAGTTGACATCGAACGCGGCGACTATTAATAATGTCGCAATGGTAAAAGACGCTGAAGACCTGTTTTTTAGGCAGGGTCAGTTAGAAGTATTGGTATATCTGTTGCAGTTTGAAGATTCAATAAACAACAGTTATGACGATTTGGTAGGAACAGATGATTAGGGTTTTTGAGTTTAGGTGCAAAAACGGTCATTTGTTTGAAGAATTTGTAGACAGCACAACTACAACCCATAGGTGCGGTTGTGGCGCTGTAGCTACGAAGGTCGTTTCGGCGACTCCGTTCGTGCTAGATGGATCTACCGGGGATTTCCCCGGAAGACACATGAAGTGGGTACGCGAACATGAGGAAGCGGGACGAAAAGGAAGGGAAACTCGCCAAAAGGCGGGTGAACTTTAAATATCTCCACAACCTTTGATAAGGCGGGGCTAAGTTAAGTGATGTCAAGAGCGACAATTATTGATGAGCGTCCAGATGAGGAGGACACCACACTACCGGAAGAGCCGACAATCGAAGCTGTTGAGGCCCCTTTAGAGGAACAACCTCAAGAGCCTGAAGTACCAGAAAAGTATCAAGGTAAGTCTGTAGACCAATTAATACAGATGCACCAAGAACTTGAAAAGTTTTCAGGCAAACAGCGGAACGAAGTTGGCGAACTGCGGCAAGTGGTTGACAACTACATCCAGACAGAACTCTCGGCTAAAGAAGCACCTGAGCAACAGCAAGTAGACGATAGCGAAGATGTTGATTTCTTTGTTGATCCTCAAAAAGCTGTGGATAGCCGTATTGCTAACCACCCTAAGATCAAAGAAGCGGAGGCTTACACTCAACAGGCAAAACAACAGGCCACTCTTGCACAGTTGAAGTCCAGACACCCAGAGATGGAAACGATACTGCAAGACCCTAAGTTTGCCGAGTGGATTAAGGGGTCAAAGGTTAGGACAAGGTTATTTGTGGATGCCGACCAACGGTATGATTATGACGCTGCGGATGAACTGTTTACGCTTTATAAAGAACGTAATCAGGTTGTCCAACAGACTGCTAACGCAGAGCTGGCAGCCCGTAAAAATACTGTGAAGTCTGCAACTACTGGTAACGCTCGCGGTTCCGCAGAAGGGTCAAGGAAGAAAGTTTATCGTCGCGCTGACATTATTAAACTGATTAAGACCGACCCAGAGCGTTATCAAAGTCTTTCTGACGAAATATTGAAAGCATACGCCGAGGGTCGAGTTAAATAGCCTTAAAGGAGATTTATCATGGCTACAGCAACTTATCCCGGCGCATCCGGTAATACCGCACTTACAGAAGCAGGAACATTTGTACCAGAAATTTGGTCAGATGAGATTATCGCTTCTTATCAAAAGAACTTGAAGATGGCTCCCCTTGTCAAGCGTATTGCTATGAATGGCAAGAAGGGTGACGTTATTCATATTCCCAAGCCCACTCGTGGTGATGCCAACGCTAAGGCGGCAGATACTGCGGTAACAATCATTGCTAACACAGAGTCAGAGCTGCAGGTTGCTATTAACCGGCACTTTGAATACTCGCGTCTGATCGAGGACATCGTAGAGGTACAAGCACTGTCATCTCTGCGTCAGTTCTACACTGAAGACGCTGGTTATTCATTGGCTGTACAGGTTGATAACGACCTTCACGCGGCTGGTACTGGTTTTGGTGATGGTGGCGCTGTTGTATTCAGCCCCGCTGCTACTGACTATCAGCACACTGGTTGTTTCTTCAACGATAACGGCACTACCACTCAGTACACTGATGACACCTTGGTAGCTGGTGATGAGTTCACGGATGCTTTCTTCCGCGACATGATCCAGAAGATGGATGACAACAATGTACCGATGGAAGGTCGTAACCTGATCATTCCGCCCGCAACGCGCAATGCGATTATGGGTATTGATCGGTATGTGTCTTCAGACTTTGTTTCTGGCGGTACAGTGAACAACGGCCTGATCGGCAATCTGTATGGTGTAGACGTTTACGTTTCTGCCAACTGCCGAACCATTGAGGCTGCTGGTGATAACACTGCGTCTAGCGTTGACACTCGCGCGGCATTGTTGTTCCACACTGAAGCAGTCGTTATGGCAGAGCAACTTGCCGTTCGTTCGCAGACTCAGTACAAGCAAGAGTACCTGTCTACTCTGTACACCGCAGACACCCTTTACGGTGTTCAGGTGTATCGTCCTGAAGCTGGATTTGTCTTGGCAGTTCCATCTGCCTAATCCAAACGGGGGCTACGGCCCCCTTTCTTCTTTTCGGGCTGGGAACTACCAATGGCTAACTACACTAAGACTACTGACTTTGCGGCTAAAGACACGCTTCCTGGTGGTGATACCAACAAGGTTGTTCGCGGCTCAGAGTTTGAAACAGAATTTGATGCTATATCGACTGCGATTGCTACTAAGTCTGATACGGCAGGCCCTACGTTTACTGGCACAGTTACCATTCCCACTGTTGATATAAATGCAGGAGCTATTGATGGAACTGTAATAGGCGCTTCTTCAGCGGCCGCCGCTACTTTTACAAATCTTACTGCGACAACAGCAGACATTAACGCAGGCACTATTGATAATGCTGTGATTGGTGGCTCTACAGCAGCCGCTGGTACTTTTACTGATCTTGTTGCTACATCTGCCGATATTAACGGCGGAACGTTAGACGGCGCTACAATTGGCGGTTCGTCTGCTGGTGCAGGTACATTTACCAATCTTACCGCTAGTGGCACTGTTAACTTTAATGGCGCTACTGTTAGCAACCTTGGAACAATTACTACTGCTAATCTTGATGGTGGCACAGCAGATAACATTGTTATTGGCGGGTCAACACCAGCCGCAGGTACGTTTACTAGTGTTGTAGCGACTACTGCTGACATTAATGGCGGCACTGCTGACAACGTAGTTATTGGTGGATCTACTGCTGCGGCAGGTACATTTACTACGCTTGCAGCTACTTCAGCCACGGTTGGTGGTGCTAATGTATTAACCAGCGTAGCATTTTCCAATCTTGACGCTGGTGCAGTAACTACGTCTGGCGAAACCTTTGCAGATAGTGACACCCAGATACCAACAAATGCAGCTGTAAAAGACCACGTTGAAGCTGTTATTCCAACTCTTACTGTCACTGAAGCGTCTGTAACACAACACCAAGCGGCCCTTGCGCTATCTACTTCACAAATAACCAGCGGAACATTTGCAGATGCGCGAGTAGCACAATCAAATGTTACACAGCACCAAGCTGCTTTAGCTATTACGCAATCTCAAATAACTGGTGGGGTTTCGCCTACATTTACGGCTACGGCATCTGGGACGTTAGCCAATGGTGATACTGTTATTGTTAATAGCAACGGAACAGTAAGCAAGGTTGCGGAGTCAGTAAGTTCAACTCCAGTTGCTCAATCAGCAGTAACATTTGAAAGTGCAAGCGTTGTATATGTGGCCGCAACATTTGATTCTAACAGCAACAAAGTAGTTATTTGTTACTCCGACATAGGAAACTCAAGTTTTTTAACGGCTGTTGTAGGCACGATTTCGGGGACTACAGTTTCTTTTGGAACTCCAGTAGTTATTGAAAGCGGCGAGATGACACATGTTGCTGTTGCTTTTGATTCTACGAACAACAAGGTCGTAGTGGCTTACACCGACTTTCCTGGAAATAATCGTGGCAGAGCTAGAGTTTTAACTGTATCTGATACGACTATTTCCGCTGGCTCCGAGGCTACGTTTAATGGGTCTAGTGACACCTTTGAAACGTCAATGGCATTTGATTCTAATGCTGGCAAAGTGGTCATTGCCTATAAGGGAGCATCCGATCAAGGAAAGGCAATTGTTGGCACGGTTTCGGGGACCTCTATAACTTTTGGCTCGGAAGCAACATTCAACGCCGCGACAACAAATGACACCTCAATATGTTTTGATCCTGACAACAATAAAGTTGTAATTGCCTATCAGGACGCTGGAAACTCTAGCCACGGCACGGCCATTGTTGGCACAATTTCGGGGACAAGTATTAGCTTTGGCAGTGAGGTTGTATTTGAAGCGGCTGACACTCGCGTCCCTTCAATAGTGTATGACACAAGTAACGACAAAGTAGTTATTTCATATATAGACGCTGGCAACTCTAACCAAGGCACTTCAATTGTCGGAACCGTGTCGGGGACTAGTGTGTCTTTTGGTACTGCGGTTGTTTTTGATGCGTCCGCACTTAACAACGAAACACTTTCGTCAACATTTGACTCATCTGCTAACAAGGTAATTATTGCATTTGAGGATGAAGATAATTCAAATTACGGCACTGCAACGGTCGGTACGGTGTCTGGAACTAGCATTAGTTTTACTACACCAATTGTTTATTTAACAGAAAATGTGTCTTTTACGAGAGCAGTATTTGATTCAAACGCTAATCAATCGTTGCTAAGTAACGGGGTTTCCGGTGCTGGCAAAGCGGTTGTGCTTTCTTCAACAAGCACAACAACAAATCTTACGACAGAAAACTATATAGGTATTTCAAACGCCGCTTATTCTGATGGTGCAACTGCGACTATTCAGGTTGTTGGTGCGGTAGATGATGCTCAATCCAGCTTGACGCCAGGGCAATCATATTTTGTTCAAAACAATGGCAGTCTTGGTCTTACTGCGGGCGATCCATCTGTTTTTGCAGGAACAGCAGTTGCTGCTACAAAGTTAATTGTTAAAGGGTAAAACATGAAAACAATTACTGAAAATTCAACCAAACTGTCCAAGTACCTGCTTGAAGATGGCAAGGCTGTAAATATGGGTTCGGATAAGATTACTGTTGGTGAATCCTCATCTCCTGACTTTTATATTGATGATTTAAATTCAGGTAACGCTACGCTAACAGAGAATGTCACAGATTCTCCTAGTGATTGGAAGGGCAATAAATATACTTATGATTCTAGTGCTGATCCTAAATGGGTAGCCAATTCAGATTGGCGAGACTCTAGCGAATGATATGTGAAAACAATTGTGCTGTATCTGGTGTTGAATACCTACACCTACACATGGGCTATTGGCAGTAGGACAAGGCTAGAGCATTACCGGATATGCAAATACAAGGAGGTAGGTAGCGAGTCAGATCAAACGTACACCTGGTATTTACCTTGGCCTAATTCATATTGCGATCCTTATGTGATTTACGAGGTTCCTGATGATTGACCCAATTACAGCAGCGGCAGCAGCTACAAAAGCATATGCAGGGGTCAAGGCATTTATTGAAGCAGGAAAGTCCATAGAGGATACGTTTTCAGTAGTAGCTAGATGGCAAGGTCATGCTTCAGATGTTTTATATGCAAGTCAGAGGCAAAAGAAAAAAACCAACCCACTTAAACAGGTGGTGTTTGCAAACTCAATAGAGGCAGAAGCGGCACAGATGTTTGCCGCAAAAAAAAGAATAGAAACACAGAGAAAAGAGGTAATTACATTGTTGCAGTATGCGTATGGTAACGAAGGTTTAGAAGAGTATCGCAACTGCATGAAAGAGGTTCAGGCACAAAGGCAAAGAGAGGTTTATGCTCAACAAGAAGCAAAGGACGCTTTGATTAAGTCATTCTGGATTGCAGTTCTTGTGGGTATAGCTGGCTTATTAATTACATTTATTGTCACAACGGTATCGGGAAAATAATGATGGAAGAACCAACAAAACAAGTAATAGATGTAATCAGCTTTGGCACTGTTATTGGTACTGTCTCTGCGATTCTTCCGCCACTTTCTGCCTTGTTTACGATTATTTGGGTAGGCATTCGTATTTGGGAGACCGATACAGTCCAAGAGTTGTCAGGTCGGAAGCGCAAGCGCGATGACAAAGGCCGATTTGTTAAGGATGATGACTGATGTTACAAGCACTATTGGGGCCAGTAGCAGGACTTGCAAAAACATGGATGAACAATCGCCATGAGCAGTCCCAGGCTAAGCATCAAGCAAAGATGCAAGTCATTAGTAACACTGCCACTTGGGAAGAAAAGATGGCAGACGCTTCAGCGAATAGCCTCAAGGATGAGTTTTGGACAGCTATTCTGGCAATTCCTCTCCTTTGTGTTGGTTACTCTGTTGTGGCTAATGACCCCAGTATTCTTGATCGCGTGGCTGATGGTTTTCGTGCTTTGGATACTCTTCCAGATTGGTATCAGTATTTATTATTTCTTGCGGTATCTGCGTCATTTGGAATCCGTGGTGCTGATAAGCTGATGAAGCTGAGGGCCAAGTAATGGCAGAGTTATTTGCTACCGCTGAAAATGAAAATAAAGCCAATCAAATTATTCAGATATATAACCAGTATCTTGGCCGCGATCCGCTGCAGGGTGGGATAGATGGCTGGCTTGCGACAAACCAAAGCATTGAGCAGATTGAGCAGGGCATAGCTAACTCGCCTGAAGCGGGTGTGTTTCAAACATTTAACGAGACTATTGGCCGCGATCCCACAATGGAAGAGCGGGACTTCTTTGTAAATGTAAACCCTGCACCCATTGAAAATATTGAAGAGGTTTTATCTAACACACAGGAAGCGCAAGCGTTTCAAACTCAACAGCAGCTAGATCAAACAGATATGTTGGCTGACACAACAGCTGGTGATACAACGCTCGATGACACGACTGTTGATGGCGAAACAGAAACAGCATTTCCTACTGCTGATGCCGGCAGATTTGGCGACATGATTGATGCTTCTGCAACCTTTGCTGACGCTAACCAATATCTCGGCGTCAATGAGGCACAGTGGTCTGCATTTGTTAATGAAGTAAACGATATTAAAGCGCAGATGAATGCTTTTGATAGCATTTTTGGCACTGAAGCTCGCGTTATGCAAGATCGAAGCACTCCTGATATGTTGCTAGATCGCCGTATTAATGTGCTGATGACCCAAAATCCCGGCATGACTGTTGATGAGGCAAGAGCAGAAGCCGAAAGCGGTGAAGCTCAGCAAGCATTAGATTCTAAAATTGACCAATATAATAATTTAAATGAACAACTCAATCAGGCATACGAAAGCATTGGCTTAGGCCCAGCCGCCAGAATAACAGGAAGCGGTATAAGTGGTGAAGGTTACGCAATAGATTTTGACTTAAACACGGGCAAAGTAACTTTTCGAGAAGTAGGTCGTAGCTCATTTCTCGAGTCTGCCCTTGGGATTGCAATAGCGGCAGTATTTACCGGCCCTTTAGCTGGGGCAATAGCCGGTGCTACAGGTGGAGCCATTTCTGGCGCTGCTGCAACAGCCGCAGCTTCTGGCATTGTTAATAGTGCAACTCAGTTAGCAATGACCGGCGATCTTGATGTAACGCAGGCACTTTCAGCAGCAGCTACGGGCTATCTGAATCCCAGTGCATCTGCAAATGTTATGTCCAATCCAGATGTTGCAAGTCTTACTCAACAAGTAAGCAATACTGCTTTTAATGAAGTTACTGGCCCGCAAATACTTGGTGAGCTTACAAACGCTAGTGTCAACTCAGGTGCTGTTGTAGACGCAATTTCTCAAGCAGTTGGTGCTGCCGCTACCAATGCGATATTTGGGGGAGATGACGGCTCTGATGCCGCTCAACAACCTGATGCAATAGAAAACCAAGCTGCTGGTATTGAAAACGATGATGGCACTACTACTTATTCCGTTTTTCAAGGTGCGTTACCGGATGGATATATTTTTGATCAAACTCGCAATGTTGTCATTCACCAAGAAACCGGAACTGAATATGACGTTGATGCAAGTGTATACGGCGTACGGGTAACCTTACCAAATATAGAGCCACAATCAGCAGGTGGCGGTGGCGATACAGCGGCGGATGCTAACGCAAGTGTTGATGCGAGTGTTAATGGTGGTGATGTTGCTGCGGCTGAAACTGCAACAACCGTAACGGTTGATCCTTCCGCTGGTGCTACTACCACCACAACGCAGGGCCAGTATGAATATATTGGCAATGGTCAGTTTAAAGACAGAATTGACGGCGATGTTTTCCAGATTCCAGGTGATTGGGAGTCTGTTGTATCGGGCCAAGGCATAGGAACTGGCGACTTTGTTGATGAACAGGTGCTGGTAGACGCTGATGTTAGGGGTGTGGAAGCGCCTATAGAAGGTACTGAAGTAAACACAGAAGGTGCTGCGGCTACAGAGCAAACCGATGCAGTAAAAGCTGTTGATTGGATTTTGGTAAATCTGCCCAACTATGAAGATATGACAGAGGTTGAGATAAACAAAGCCCTAGAAGACGCTGGTCTTGAGCCTGTTGATATGAACAACGATGGCACGATTACCTCTAAATCTGATGCCACAGAAACGGCTTCTACAACGGCCACTACGACAACCACTGTATCTACAGAGGCAACGGACAGCACCGGAACTACTGGGACTACCGCAACCACTGGGGCCACTGGTACTACCGGCACAGCAGGAACTACCGGAACTACCGGCACAAGTGGCACAAGTGGAACGACAGGCACCACAGGAACCACCGGAACAACGGGTTCTACAGGCAGTACGGGAACCACTGGCACCACAAGCACAGACTCGGTTCCAGGAACAGTATCTACAGGTGGCCAAGGCGGCGGTACAGGTGGAGGTACAGGCACGGGTAGTGGCGATGGCACTGGCGATGGTGATGGTGATGGCCTAGACGGAACCGGAATGCTAACGGCATTAGCCGCATTGCCAACTATGGCTGCACAACCTTTTGAGCCTTTGACACAGCGGTCTATCCGGTTTGATGCTCCGACTATTCAGCCAGTGCAAATAGCACCCTTGGACGCAAGAAAAGAACTGGATAATCAGTTGGCAAGATTATTGAATGACCCTCAAAGCCAGCGTAAACAGTCTTTATTTGGAGGGCTTGTTTGATGACATATTTAAACCTAGTTAACGGTGTATTGCGGCGTCTTAGAGAAGACGAAGTAAGTAACGTATCGGAAAGCACCTACAGCAAGATGGTGGGCGACTATGTAAATGATGCCAAAGACCTTGTAGAAACTGCATGGGATTGGTCGCCATTACGCAATACGTTGACGATTACCACCTCAAATGGTGACAACCTTTATTCCTTAACTGGCAGTCGCAATGAGGGCAAGGTTCTTAACTTTATTAACGATACTTCTAATTGTCTGGTCGAGTATCAGACCCAGAACTGGTTTGACGATAAGGACTTTATTCAAGAGGCCGTCACAGGTTCGCCTAAATACTTTACTTACGCAGGTGTTGATGGCAGCAGTGACACCCAGGTCAAGTTATATCCAACACCGGATCAGGCATATACCTTGAAGGTTCGCGTAGTTTTGCGAAATGTAGAGTTATCAGCAGATGCAGATACGCTTGCGATACCTAGTAGCCCTGTTTTGCACATGGCAATAGCCTTGTTATCAAGGGAAAGAGGTGAGACGGGCGGTACGTCTACTGCTGAATACTTTGCAATTGCTGATAAGCATTTGTCTGATGCGATTGCTTTGGATGCCCAGAAACATCCAGAAGAGACAATCTTCTACACACCCTAGGATAGGTTATGGCACAGCCGTTACGCAGCATTGATCTTGTCGCCCCTGCCTTTAAGGGCGTGAACTCGGAAGACTCTCCTATTGCCCAGGATACGTCATTCGCAGAAATCGCAGATAACGCGATTATCGATCGACAAGGCCGATTGGCATCCCGTAAGGGTAATAACGTACTGACCACCAACAAGACTGCGTTAGGCACGGATCATATCCACAACATCCATGAGTTTTACGACAGTGCTGGTAACGAAACGATATTTAGCACTGGTAATAACAAGATACTGAGCGGCACGACTACGTTGACAGATGTTACCCCTGGCTCATATACGATTACAGCAAATGATTGGAAAATCGTAAACTTTAACGACAAGGCTTATTTCTTCCAGAGAGGCTTTGACCCATTAGTCCACGACAATAGCAATGGGCTGAGAACCTTTACGGTGGCTAACGGCGGGGCTACTAACGCTACGTTTAAGGCCAATGAGGTGCTTGCTGCATTCGGCAGGCTGTTTATTGCTGGCAATGCCAGTAATGACACCATTATTTACTGGTCTGACTTATTGGATGGCAACGCCTTTACGGGCGGGTCTAGCGGCAACATTGATGTGGCAAAGGCTTGGCCTGATGGTGCTGACAAGATTGTTGCTTTAGCTGCACATAATGACTTTCTTGTAGTCTTTGGCGAACACAGCATTATTGTCTACTCAGGCGCAGATAGCCCCTCAAGTATGGCAATTAGCGATACGGTATCAGGTGTAGGCTGCATTGACCGCAAGACGGTAGTCAGCATTGGCAGTGATCTGCTGTTTTTGAGTGACGATGGTTTAAGAAGCCTTGGCAGAACAATACAAGAAAAGTCTCTGCCTATATCCGACCTTAGCCGTAATGTAAAACAGGAGCTGATTGGGTTCTTGGCATCTAAAACCAGCCCTGCCAGCACCGTATACAGTCCTGAAAACTATTTCTATTTGTTGTGTTTGCCCGACAGCAACCTTGTTTATTGTTTTGATCTTAGGGGCAGGCTAGAAAATGGTTCATTTCGCGTAACCAAGTGGCCCAGTGTTAAGTTTAAGTCTTTTGCTAGAGACAGGGATGGAACTGTTTATATAGGCACTACGGCTGGTATTGGTAAATACGATGGTTTTGATGACAACAACTTATCGTACATTTTCAGGTATTCAAGCCCTGGCCTCACCTTTGGCGATCCATCAAAGATTAAGATTCTTAAAAAGATACGACCCACGATCATTGGTGGTAATGATGCAGACATTATTCTGAGCTGGACGTATGACTTTTCGGTTCAGGCCAATACGTCACGGTTTAGGGTGGGTACTTCTACGCCAGGATTCTATGGTGTATCAGAATATACGGCAGTAGATTTTACGTTGGGCGATCTGATTAGCCGCAAGTCTTTAAATTGTACGGGTAATGGCACTGTGATTACGGTAGGTTTGCAAACAGAAGTAAACGGTGCATCTATATCCCTACAGGAAATGAATGTCTTGGCGTTGATAGGCAAGACACTGTAATGATTTTTAAAGTGAGAGGAACGTACTAATGCCACATGAAGCGGGTCATTCGTACCAAGATTTGATAAATCAGGCTATAGCAGTAACGCCATCATCTGCTCAAGAAGAGTCTGGCAGCAGCTTTCTTGGCGGGCTGTTTGGCAGCATCCTAAACAATCTTGGGCCTATAGCCTCTACTGCTGGCGGTCTTGGGGCTTTGACAGGGGCTTATAACCGTCTTGGGTCAATCGGTGATTTTGCCAATGTTGCTGCGGGTCAGATTGGTGAAGATGCTTTCGCACGGTCGCAGTTCAAGCCATTTACCGTTACGACAGGTACAGGCTCCAGCATTGGTGTAGGTGTACCAGCGCCGGGATCTTTTGACCAAATGGGTCAAGAGGCCCGCATCCAACAGCTAATGAATACTCAGGGCCTCACCCGTGAGCAGGCTATGGCTAACCAAACAAGTTCACAAATGCGTGGGTTTGATATAAACAATGACGGTGTTGTCACCAACCAAGAGTTTGCGGCTGCTAGGAACGCTGGTGTTACTGGGACTCCTATGGGTGGTGGCGCATTTACTGGTGCAGGGCCAATGATAGGGCCAAATATCCAGACTACTTTTAGCCCAACAGAGCAGGCTATATCGTCAGGGGCTTTTACTGATGCCCAGACCTTACTGGGTAATGTTGTTCAGGATCGTTCTACCCGCGAGCAAGAGATATTCAACAGAATACGGGCTACGCAAGAAGCTGAAGAAGAACGAAATCGTCTTGCCTTGGAAGAAAGGTTGTTTAACCAAGGCAGATTAGGCGTAAGAACTTCTATGTTTGGTGGCACGTCAGAGCAATTAGCCTTGGCGCAAGCTCAAGAAGAGGCCAGAAATAGAGCTTCACTAGCGGCTATACAGCAAGCCCAAACAGAGCAGGCGCAGGATGCAAGGCTTGGCACTCAGTTGCTGGGTGCAGCGTATTTGCCAGAGGCTCAACTACAAAATACCTTTAGAAATGCTCTGACTGCCGCAGAAATCAATCGACGGGCCAACCAGTTTGGCACTGGTTTGTTTGCCGAGTCCTCTATAGCGGGCCTAGACGCCCTTCTGGGATCAGGTATCGGTCAGGCAGAGCTGATGGGTAGGCTTGG